CAAGTAAATGGATCAGTTTTAGTCTATAAAACAACAACAAATAAATGGACTTCCACTACAATTCTTGATGCGCAAGATGTAACTGGTGGACAATATTAATCGGAGAAATAAAAGATGGCATCAATAATTAGAATTAAAAGATCATCGACATCAGGAAATCCAACCACGCTTGGTGCTGGTGAATTAGCGTATTCAGCACTTACTAATAACGACGCTAATGGTGGTGATCGTTTATACATTGGTATCGGCACAGAAACTGCAGGCGATGCAGCGAACCATATAGTTATTGGTGGTAAATATTTTACTGATTTATTGGATCATACTCGTGGTACACTAACAGCGTCTTCTGCTTTAATTACAGACGCTAGCAGTAAGTTAGATAATCTTAAAGTAGACAACTTAGATTTAAATGGTAATACTCTTAGTGTTACTAACAGCAATGGTAATTTAACTCTTGCAGCAAATGGCACTGGTTTTATTGACATCTCTACTGGTGTTGTTAAGATCGCATCTACTACTGCAGCAACTGGTTCAAATACTGGTGCTCTACAAGTGGCAGGTGGTGCTTCTATTGAAGGAACTCTTTATATTGCTGGTGCGGTTGCAGCAGGTTCTGGTAGTTTCACTTCTATTAATAATACACCAATTGGTAATACTACAGCAAGTACTGGTGCGTTTACAACACTCGCTGCAAGCAGCACATTAACTGTTACTGGTGCAGCAACATTTAATGGTGGTGTAAACATTGGTGCAGATACTCTTGCTGAGTATATTTACGATACAGTTGGTGGAGCAGTCACTGGTGGTACTGGTATTACTATTACTAACTCTGATGTTGGTAATACTTCTACAGTTTCTATTACTAACACTGGTGTTACTGCAGCGACAGTTGGTTCTTCTACAGCCATTCCAGTTATTACTTTCAATGCGCAAGGTCAATTAACTAGTGTAACAACAGCATCAATTACCACTACTCTTGGTATTGCAGCTGACACTGGCACAGACTCTATTGCTCTTGCTACTGATACAATAACATTTGCTGGTGGCGAAGGTATTGACACTTCTATCAATTCTGGCACCAATACAATTACTATCGCAGCTGAAGATGCCACAACATCTAATAAGGGTGTTGCCTCTTTCGCAACTGCAGACTTCAATGTAACTTCTGGTGCAGTTGAACTAAATGATGCAGTTGTTAAATCTGTTACTACAGATTCTGGTGCTCTAACTCCGTCCACCCATGGATTTTCTATTCTTGGTGGCGAAGGTATTGATGTAACTCACGCTGGAACAACAATTACTGTTGCAGGTGAAGACGCTTCTACAAGCAACAAAGGTGTCGCTTCTTTTGCTACTGCAAACTTTACAGTTACTTCTGGTGATGTTACTGCTAAAAACATTACACTCGGTTCATCAACTCTATCACTTGGTTCTACCACAACTTCTATTGCTGGTATTACTGAATTAACTGTTGACAATTTAAACTTTAATGGCAATACAGTTACATCTACAGACACCAATGGTGATATTATTCTATCTCCAAATGGTACTGGTAAAGTCGATGTTTCTGGTTCTATTATTACTGGTCTTTCTGAGCCAGTAGGTGCAACTGATGCAGCAACAAAGAACTATGTTGATACTGTTGCTGAAGGATTGCATGTTCACGAAGCTGCACATTGTGCTACTACTGACACTCTTGCAGTATTATCTGGTGGAACAGTAACATATAACAATGGTACTTCTGGTGTTGGTGCAACTCTTACTCTTTCTGCAGGTCTATCTGCTATCGATGGTCATACATTAAACAATGGCGATCGTATTCTTGTTAAGAATCAAGCAACTCAAGCACATAACGGTATGTATGTTCGTACCAGTGCAACAGTTCTTACTCGTGCATCTGACTTTGATACTGCTGCTGAAATTGGCGGTGGTGACTTTACATTCGTTGAAAATGGTACTGTTTACGGAAATACTGGTTGGGTTCAAACAGTTGAAGTATTGACTGTTGGTACAGATAACATTATCTGGCAACAGTTCTCTGGTACTGGAACATTTACGGCTGGTAATGGTTTAACAATCACTGGTACAGAGTTTAATGTTGTAGGTACTGCTGATAGAATTGTTGCAAATATTGATTCTATTGATATTGCATCAACATATGTTGGTCAATCATCTATCACAACTCTTGGTACTATCACTACTGGTACTTGGCAAGGTTCTGTCGTTGGACCAACTTATGGTGGTACTGGTGTAAACAATGGTTCTAAGACTATCACTCTTGGTGGTAATTTTACTCACTCAGGTGCACATACCTTAACACTAACTACTACTGCAAATACTAGCATTACTCTACCAACAACTGGTACTGTTGCAACTCTTGCTGGTACTGAAACATTTACTAATAAAACTATCCAAGGTGCTACAATCACTGGTGGTTCTATTAATAATACTCCAATTGGAGCATCTACTGCTAGCACTGCTGCATTTACTACATTAACTGCAAATGGTGCAGTAACATTTACATCTTCTACTGCTTCATCAAGTTCTTCAACTGGTGCTGTAGTTGTTACAGGCGGTGTTGGTATCGGTGGAAATCTTTATGGTGCAGGTGCAGGAACTTCTACACTTGATGGATTTAATATTGATGGTGGTACTTACTAAGTAACGCTAAATACATGGTGGGGTGAAATTCCCCATCCCAGTATATACTGGTAGTTTTCGATTCTACATAGAATAGGTTATCATGGCTAATTTAATTAAACTTAAACGCTCTGCCACATCGGGCAATAATCCAACAACATCTAATTTGGAGTTGGGTGAACTTGCAATTAATACCTATGACGGCAACCTATTCTTTAAAAAGTCTGTTTCTGGCACAGAATCAATTTTATCTGTTGCTACATTAACAGGCACACAAACTCTCACAAATAAAACCCTCACCAGTCCAACTGTCAATAGTGCGACTGCAAACAACCTCACACTCACTGGAACTTTAACAGCTGGTGGTGGTGCTGGAACAAACGGACAGATTCTTGCTTCTACTGGAACAGGTGTTCAGTGGATTTCAAATACAACATCAACTCTAGATAGTTTAACTGATGTTGTAATTAGTTCGCCATCTTCAGACCAAGTTCTTAAATTTAATGGTTCAGTATGGGTAAATGCTGCAGCTGACGAAGCAGTTGCCTCTGCAGTTTTTGCAGCAAACGCTGAATCTGATTTAGGATTAGTTACTGATGGTGTTGTGTCTTTAACAGAAGATCTTGGATTAGTAACAGATACACCAGCTACTTTTATCTACAATCTTGGATCACTGGTTGTTGATGGTATTGTTTCACTAAGTAATCTTGATCAGTCTGTTAAAGCAGACTACATTTCTTATGCAATTATTTTCGGATTCTAAAGGATCATAAATGGCTCGCCAACTGATTGAAAAATATGTTTTTGCACCTGGAGCAGCAAATGCTGGCACAGTAAAATTTCCAGGAAAAGTTGATGAAACTCAACTATTAATTATTACCAATAAAACTACACAAGAGAACATCTATGCTCTTGGCGATCCTACTCGTTCTGGTTCTTTAGTATATGATGCAGCTGATACAACAACATTTTATTCAGAACAAGATGGTGTTACAACTGTAACATTATCTAAAGATACTTCTTCAATGCTATCTACTCATAAGATAGCAGTTTATACAGACGCACCAAAACAACAAGGTAACATTATTCGCCCATATGCGTTTGGTGTTGACGCTATTGAAAGAATTCGTGTAGCAAATCCACAGTCACTAATTGACGCTGACTTTGAATATGGTTTACAAACAACCAAGTGGCAAAACTATGCTGACATTCGTGGAGTTCCAGGAATTTATGAAAAACCTGGTCTTGATATTTTCTTATCTGGTGTATCCACAGATGGTGGAACACCATCTATTATCACAGTAACAACTTCTGTTGCTCATGGATTATCTGTAAACGATGCTGTTATTATTTACGGTTTAGGTAATACTAGCACTTCTGCTCGTGCTGAAGGTGCTTTCGTTATTAATTCAGTTCCATCTTCTACAACATTTACCTATTACGCAAAAGGTATTGTTGGTACAAATGGATTGTCTTTATTTACTGGTATCACATATGCTCGTCGTGGTGGTTTCTATACTGGATCTTCACTACCAATTTCTTCAGTTGCATCTAATGGTGCAAACCCATCTGTTATTACAGTAACTTGCTCTGCAAATCATGGCTTAGTTCCAGGTGCTCCACTAGTGAGTATTTGTACTTCTAGTGGTACAAATCATTCATTGCTTACTGGAAACTTTTTTGCCGAAACAGTTCCCTCTACTACTACATTTACATTTACTGCTCGTGTTGGCGGAGCAGTAAATACTAATAGTATTGTAGCAAATATGTATACTCGTTCTGACGCTTATGTTTTGCATCGCCCATTTGATGGTGGTGTAACTCTATCAAACTTTTTACCATCACATGGTGCTTCAGTTTCTCGTCAGACTAAAAAGTATATGCGTTATCAGTCAGGTAAAGGTGTTCTTTGGACATCAGGTGTTTCTTTAAATCCTGTTATTAACCTTGACCAAATTTCTGCATCTGGTACATCTGTTGGTTCTTTAATTACTGTAACTACAGAATTAGATCACTCTTTACAGGCAGGTGCTACTGTTATTATTTCTGGTGTTGTTACATCTGGATATAACGGAACATATGGTGTAAATACCGTTACAGGCGAAAATACATTTACTGTGATTGCTGCCGATACTCTTGGTTCAGCGTCTGCAGTTATCACAAATATTCCTCGTGTCACAGTTAAAAATTGGCATGGAGCTTCTGTTCGTGTTGGTCCATTTGATGACCAAAACGGATTGTTCTGGGAATATGATGGGCAAGAATTAGCAGTGGTTAAACGATCTGCCACATATCAATTATCAGGATTTATATCTGTAACTGCAGGATCTCAAGCAGTTTCAGGAACTAGCACTCGATTCTCTCAACAATTAAAAGTCGGTGACAATATTGTTATTCGTGGTATGACTTATAAAGTTGGTACTATTAGTAGTGACACTGCATTAACAATCAATCCAGAATATCGTGGAGTAAATAACTCTTCTGGTATTAAAATGGCTGCAGTTATTGATACTCGTATTCCTCAATCTCAATTTAATATTGACAAAATAGATGGAACAGGTATCTCAGGTTACAACATGAATCTCAACAAAATGCAAATGTTGGGTATTTCATTCTCTTGGTATGGTGCTGGATTTATTGACTATATGTGTCGTGGTCCAGATGGTAATATGATTCTTGTTCATCGTATGAAACAAAATAATATTAATGATGAAGCATATATGCGTACAGGTAACACTGCTGTTCGTTATCAAACAATTAATGAATCTGTAATTGGTCGTCTAGATGAGGATTTAGACGATAGTGAAACATCAATTGATTTAGTTGACGCTTCTCGTTTTCCATCAACTGGTGGAACTGTTCTTATAGAAAATGAAGTTATTACTTATACTGGCAAATCTGGTAATACACTAACTTCATGCACTCGTGGTGCTTCTTTTAATATGTTTATTGGTGGTTCTACTAAAACATTTACTGGTGGTACAGCTGCATCCCATAATAAAGGTAATGGATTTACTTCTGTATCTTTAATTAGTTGTACTGCTGCACCACAGTTAAATCACTGGGGTTCTTCTTATATCTTAGATGGTGGATTTGATACAGATCGTGGTTACTACTTTAACTATGCTTCATTAAGTAATAGCGTTACTGCTGCATCTTCAGAAACTGCTTTCTTTGTTCGATTGGCACCATCAGTATCAAATTCTATTGCAGGCAACTTTGGAGATCGAGATCTTATCAATCGTTCTCAATTGCTCCTACAAAAATTGCAATTACAATCAGATCAGGCAGTTCAAGTTTATGGTATTTTAAATCCTGGAAATATTGATGCATCCTCATTAACTTGGACATCAGTTAATACTGTTGGACTTGGTTCGCAACCATCGTTTGCTCAGATTTCTACAAGTAGTAATACAGCTGCAACTCCTGGAGAGCAAATTTTCTCCACTCTTGGTCCACCAGCTGGCTTTGCTGAAATTGACTTGTCAAGTCTTAAAGAATTATCTAATTCAGCTATTGGTGGTTATAGTAACTTCCCAGATGGTCCCGATGTTTTGGCGGTTGTAGTTAGAAATCTTTCTGCTAGCACTGCGACAGTAAACTTAAACTTATTCTGGTCAGAAGCACAAGCATAAATATACAAAATTAGAGGAAATTTTAAATGGCAACCCAAGTACAGTTTAGACGAGGAACAACTACCCAGAATAATGCGTTTACTGGTGCTATCGGTGAGATTACTTACGATACCGAAGTCAAAACGCTAAGACTACATGACGGATCTACCGCAGGTGGTGGTTCAGTTGTAACTATTAATGCTGGATCTCAGACATTAACCAATAAAACAATGTCTACTAATTCTGTCTGGCAAGGAACTGCTGTTGGTTTGGCATATGGTGGAACTGCTGCCTCTTTAACTGCAGTTGCTGGTGGTGTAGTTTACTCTGGTGGTTCTGCTCTTGCTATTTCTGCAGCTGGCACTTCTGGTCAAGTTTTAACTTCTGCTGGTTCTTCTGCTCCAACATGGACTTCTCAATCTAGTTTAACTGTTGGTACTGCGACTAATGCGACTACTGCAACTAATATTGCAGGTGGTTCTGCTGGACAATTAGTTATTCAACAAGATACTAACCTATCTACATTTATTGCAGCTGGAGCTTCTGGAACATTTTTACAATCTGCAGGTGCTGGTTATGCACCAACTTGGGCTGCAGGTGAAGTAACATTTGGATCTACTACTGTTGCTCTTGGTGCAACATCTACATCGTTAGCTGGATTAACATCAATTAATGCCACTTCTGGTGCAACATCTTTCTTTGCTACACCAACTTCTCCTGTAGTGTTTGCTGCAGCGACCACTTTAACAATCGGTTATGGTAGCACAGCATCTTCTACAACTAATATTTCTACTGGTGCTGTAGGTTCTGGCAATACTAAAACTATTAACATTGGTACTGGCAGTGCAGCTGGTTCAACTACAAACATTAATCTTGGTGATGCTGATGGTGGTACAGTCACAGTTAATAAAGACCTAGTTGTTTCTGGAGATTTAACTGTTAATGGCACAACAACTACTGTAAATTCTACAACACTTGATGTTGATGATATTAACATTACTATTGCAAAGGGTGCAGCAAATGCAGCTGCAGCGAATGGTGCTGGTCTTACTGTAGATGGTGCTTCTGCCACTATCCTTTATACATCAGCAACTGATTCTTGGAATTTTAATAAACCATTAATTGCTTCTAATACTGATTATTGGTTAGTTCCAGTAGGAAATACTGCAGCACGACCAGGAACTCCTGCCACTGGTATGATTCGCTACAACAGCACTCTTTCTGCTTTTGAAGGATATGCTGCATCTGCATGGGCATCTCTTGGTGGTGTTAAATCAGTTGATGGATATACATATATTATTGCAGAAACCTCTGCAGGTAATTCTAATGGTGACTTAGATTTCTATGCTGAGAACTCAGCTGGTAATGCTGCAACTCAAGTTGGTCAGTGGAATAGAACAAACTTGAAAGATTACACTGGTACATTAGTTGGCACTCAAACAACACAAAATGTCTTTAATGCAACTGCCACAACAGTAAACGCATTTGGTGCTGCAACAACAATAGCGATTGGTGCTGCAACAGGAACACTAACACTAAACAATCCAACTCTAACTGCTTCTAGCACTAATGGTCAGTTTAAATCTATTGGTGTTGGTACTGCTGGATCTAATACAACTGGTGAAATTCGTGCCACTAATGCAATTACCGCATACTATTCAGATGAACGATTAAAAACAGATATCACAGAGATCTCTGGTGCGTTAGATAAAGTAATGCAACTTCGTGGTGTAACTTTCCGTGCAAATAATATTGCTGAATCATTTGGTTATTCTACAGAAAAAGAACAAGTCGGTGTTATTGCTCAAGATGTTGAAAAAGTATTACCACAAATTGTTGTCCCAGCACCATTTGACATTATGCAACTGCAAGAGGGTGTTGAGATTTCTCGCTCTGGCGAAAACTATAAGACAGTTCACTATGACAAACTTGTACCACTACTAATTCAAGCAATCAAAGAACAACAAGTTATGATTGAAGAATTGCAAAAGAAGGTAGGCTAATATGGCTGTTTCTACAAGAGATGGATTAAAACAGTATGCTCTTCGTGCACTTGGTGCACCTGTGGTTGAAATTAATGTGGACGATGATCAATTAGAAGATCGTATTGATGAAGCATTAGAGCACTGGAGAAAATATCACTATGATGGTGTTGAACAGATTTACATGAAGGCTGCAATTCGTGCTTCTGAGATTGTTTTAACTACATCTGTTGCTGGTAACTATCAATTATCTGAAACAATTACAGGTGCTACTTCTGGAGCAACTGCAACAGTAGTTAAAGAAACCAATCGTTCTTCTTCTGGAACTTTGCTACTAGTTAAAAATATTGTTGGAACATTTACCGCAGGTGAGGCAATCGCTGGTGCTTCTTCTGGTCAGTCAGCTACAACTGTATCTATCACAAAACGAGAATACGATAACAAGTATATTGAAGTTAGTGATTTAGTATATGGTGTCACTAAAATTCTAGCCATAGGTCAAGCATCGTCATCTAAGAATATTTTTGATTTACAATATCAATTGCGTTTGAATGACCTATACGACTTAACATCTACCTCTATCATTTATTACAAAACTGTAATGAGTCATTTGGCTCTGTTAGATTTAGAATTAAATGGTCATACTTCTTTCCGTTTTAATCGTAGAACAAACAGAGTTTACTTAGATATTAACTGGGAAACAGATATTCCTCTTGGTGATTATGTTATTGTTCAAGGATATCGTGCATTAGATCCAGCAGAGTTTACTAAAGTTTGGAATGAAGCATGGTTAAAACATTATGTTACTGCATTGTTTAAAAAACAATGGGCAACAAATATTAAAAAGTTTTCTGGCATTCAACTTCCAGGTGGTGTCACATTAGATGGCGATAAACTATATGATGAAGCAGTCAATGAAGTTAAAGAACTGGAAGAAACTTTACAAAATAAATCTGCACCACTAGACTTTTTCATAGGTTAATATGTCAACAACTAATGTTTATTTTTCTCATGGTACGAGAAACGAACAGTATTTGGTAGAAGATCTGATTATCGAATCTTTAAAGATTTACGGTAATGAGTTCTTTTACATTCCAAGAACATTAGTTTCTAAAGACGAAATTCTCGGTGAAGATCGTCTTTCTCAATTTACATCTTCATTTCCGATCGAAATGTATTTTGAAAATGTGGACTCTCTTGCAGGACAAGGGGCATTTATTCAAAAGTTTGGTTTAATGATGGAGCAGTCAGCTACATTGGTAGTGGCTCGTCGTAGATGGGATCAGCTAGTTGGTCGTTATGGTCAAACTACAATTCCAACTCGTCCAAATGAAGGTGATCTAATTTACTTTCCATTAACAAAGGGATTGTTTGAAATTAAGTTTGTGACTCACCAAGATCCATTCTATCAACTTGGTAAACTATATGTTTACAAACTACAAGTTGAATTGTTCCAGTATGCTTCTGAAAGAATTGATACTGGAATTCCAGCAGTGGATGCGTTTGAATCACTCAAATCATTTACTACAAATACAACTCGTTCACCATACGGAACTGTTATTAAGATTAATGTGACAAATCAGGGATCTGGTTATGCAACAGCCCCAACTGTTACATTAGTGACAGCGAGTGGTAGAGATGCTACCGCAACAGCAGTGCTTGGTTCTGGCACAACTGCTGGTAAAGTAATTCGTGTAGATGTCACTAATGGTGGTACTGGATATCAAACTGCGCCAGCAATTCAATTCACTGGAGGCGGTGGATCTAATGCTGCAGCTACTGCAGTAATTGAAGCAGATATTGATAAAGTTGAATCTTATGGCGACAATAATAAATTTAAGACTCAAGCTGCAGATGTTCTATTCAGCGAAGCCAACCCATTCGGTGAAGTAGATAAAACTAGGAATACTGAAATATAATGTTAAACAATCAAGTATTTTATCACGGAACTATTCGTAAGTGCATTGTAGCATTTGGCACTTTATTTAGTGATATCTATATCGATCGCAAGTCTGGTGATTCTGTAACAGGAACAACTATTCAACGACTTCAGATTCCTCTTGCATATGCCCCAAAAGAAAAATGGTTGGTTCGTATCGAGCAAGATCCTAACTTAGAAAATAATACCTATGTTTCTCTTCCAAGAATGTCTTTTGAAATTCTTGGTTATAACTACGACTCTAGTCGCAAGTTAAATCGTATGCAACAAATTAAGTGTGGTGACGGGACTAATACGATGGATGCCATCTATACTCCAGTTCCATATAATATTGATATTAGTTTGTATATTTTAACTAAGACTCAAGAAGACGCATTACAAATTTTAGAGCAAATTCTTCCAACATTCACTCCAGAGTACACTCTAACGATTAACGCTGTTCCAGATATGAATGTTAAACTTGACATTCCTATCGTTTTAAACAGTGTAACTTCCTCTGATGAGTATGATGGTGATTTCCAAACTCGTAGATTTGTTACACATACTCTAACATTTACAATTAAAACTAATCTATTTGGTCCATTGGCTAATAAGAAAGTTATTGATGAGGTGTTTGCTAATGTTGGTCAAAATGAGAACTTTAGCAATCCAAATAGAATCTATACTGCAGAGGGAGATGTTACCACTGCCACAGTTGATACTGAATCTTGGACAAGTAATTTTTAAATATGGCTGAAATTTATAATGCGAATTCGAATCTAAAAGCAGCAGGTGTTGATGTTCAGTTTACTCCAGAAGATGTTAAGGAGTATATGAAGTGTGCTGCAGATCCGATCTATTTTATAGAAAACTAC